TTATGCGGAGTGGTGGTACTGCTTGATAAGATCGTCAAGAACATCAGACGCGGCATCATACGAAGAAAACGGTTGAGAAAGTAAGAAAGGAAGGTTGTAACTATGGAAGCATTGGAAAGCAAGACCTACACAACAGAGAAGACACTGGCAGAACGAATGAATGAGAGACTTGCAGAACTGCATATGACAAAAGCGGAGGCAGCTATGAGAATGAACTACTCCCGTTCAGCAGTGAGTCAGTACCTCAATGGAAAGTATGCATCAGACCCGACAGAGATCGAGAAGAAGATCACGGAGTTTCTGATCGCGAGCGGTGACACGGAAGGCATTCCTGAAGCACCGGACACTACAGAGGACACCGGAGTGAAACTCAAGTCAAAGGTTGAGTTCTTTGAAAGCCGGGACTTCATCAATACCATTGGTGTGTGTCAGGCTTGTCAGGAAAATATCGGGCTTGGCATCATAGTCGGAAAGTCCGGACAGGGCAAGACCCATGCGCTCAAGAAGTATGCAAAGCTTCAGAGAGTGGCATATATCGAGTGTGATGATACGATGGCTTGCCGGGACTTGGTGGAAGCGATCGAGATGGAGCTCGGGATGCCGAGAAGCACAGGCGGAACCATATGGAGCCGCGTGAACCGCATCCGAGAGTTCTTCAATGTCAATCAGGGATATCTCCTGATCATTGACGAAGCAGACAAGCTCATCAACAAATACACTCAGAAGAAGATGGAGATACTCCGCGGAATCTTCGACCAAAGCGATGTAGGCATCGTGATCGCAGGAGAGCCAAGACTTGAGACAGAGCTGAAGAGTTCCCTGACACGTTTTGCGAACCGCATGGACTTCTACTATAAGCTCAAGGGGCTGAATCAGAACGAAGTCAAGGACTACTTGGAAGGCTTTGAGATTGATGAGGCGGCAATGGGCGAGCTGATCAGCAGGGCAACGAACAACAACAATGGCTGCTTCCGTTTACTGGACAGAACACTCAACAACGTGCTCCGTGTCCTGAGAGAACGCGGAGAAACCAAGGTGACACTGAAGATTGTTAGTGAAGCATCAAGCATGATGATGTTATAGGAAGGAGAGAAGCAGCATGAAGAAAATGAGCATTGTAATCAACGGACAGCACGAGGAAGAGATCGGACTTGAGATTCTTCAGGGAATCTATGCAGCCATTCAGAACCACGGATACACAGATGTGAGCGTGCAGGCTGAGACTGTGAATCAGCGCAAGGAGATTGAGATTCCGGCTTTTCTTACAGGGTACGCAAGAGGAGCAGCGGCAACGGTAGGAAGTGAGAGGAGAAAGAGGGGATAATATGGCAGCAAAAGCAGATACAACGGCAGGCATCCGGAAGCTGTGGGGAATTGCCAAGAGCCCGGAGCTGAGACTCTCAGACGAAGACCTCCACCTTGTAGTGCAGGCGCACACCGGGAAAGACAGTATCAAGGAGCTCAACAACCGGGAACTGAATACCTGTATCCGCGTCCTTCTCAATATGAAAGATAGCGCGAAGGGTAAGAACGGAAGCACCAAGAGACGCAGATCAGGGAACCCGGCTACCGAGAATCAGCGCAAGAAGGTCTATAAGCTGACACAGGAGCTTGGATGGGAGAAGCCTGCAAGGGTCAACGGGCTGTGCATGAAGATGTTCAAGGTCAGCTCCGTGGAGTGGCTCAATTATCAGCAGTGCTCCAAGCTGATCGAAGCCCTCAAGAGTATGGCAGCAAGGAAGGAGAAACAGGATGAAGGATTGCAGGCTGACGATAACGGTCAGGAATGATGATATCCGGTGCGAGATGGAGAACATCAGCATGGTGGAGCTTGCAACCCTGTCCGGATATCTTCAGATGTTGGTCGGTCAGGAGGCGATCGCGAGAGGTGTGGACATTGAAGAAGTCAAGACAAACCTCCTCGATGTCCACCTTGAATCTATGATCAGCCTTGAAGATCAGCTCAAACAGGGCAAGCTCAAAGTCAATAACGAGGAGGTGGAGTATGGCAAAGAGGAAGACTATGACTAAGGCACAGAAAGCCATGAATGCCAAGATCAAGAAGGAACTTCAGGAGAAGGGCATCGTCCCACCGGACAAGCCGAGACTGAACCGGAAGAAGTACATCGAGGAAGCCCGGGAGGAGTGGAATGGAAGGGATGCGGAATATTATGCATGGGATGTGTTCCTGTATCAGGCAATCAGCATCGTGCTCGGTCATACAGATCGGCACCTGCGAGCCTCTCCCGAAGCGGTGGGAGTGGCGAAGACCCTGAAGCTTGCACTCAGGCTCAAGGAGTTCCGAGACAAGCTGAAAGCGGAAGGCAGGGACACCTATACAATGGGTGAAGAATATGAGTATATCAAGGACATCTTGGATACCTAGAAAGGAGTAACACATGAGTGAAGCGTATAAGAAAATGACAAGCCACGGCTCCATCAGCATCCCGGTAGCGATGAGAAGGGAGCTCGGCATCGAGGGCAAAGACCCGATGATTGTGGAGAACAACGGTGGCAGAATCACGATAAGCCCGTACAGACCGAGATGTCTCTTCTGTGGAGCTACCGAAGGAGTGAAGCAGTTCCACGGCAAGGGAATCTGTCAGGAGTGTGCGGCAAAGGCAATCGCAGGCTTTGAAAGAGAAAGAGGTGAATGATAGTGGAAGCAAAGAACATGAAGACAGAGGAGCTGATCGGAGCCCTTGTGGAGCTTGACAAGCAGGGCAAGGAGAACAGAGCCCTCACCAATGCCTACAAAGCGGAGCTTCAGGCAAGAGGTATCAGCATCATGGATGACCACAACGTGAAGTATGTGAAATTCTATGGAGATGCAGGCAGTGCATCCATCACGGACAGCATGAGCCTTGACATCTTAAACCCGGACAAGCTCAAGAAGCTGATCGGGGAAGGCGTATGGAACACAAAGGTCAAGGAGAATACGGAGACCAAGTACAAGTATGACGGCAAGTTTGAGAAGATGCTCAAGGCAATCTTCACCGGGGACTACACCTTTGAGGTGACACTGGAAGAGTTCCTTGATCAGATGCCACTCAAACCGGACGATAAGCAGAAGAAGCTCCTGCTCAAGAAGCTGAAGGGCGATTTTGAGAAGGATAAGGATACCCTCACATCCGTGCTTCTTGGAGGAGTAAAGGATGGGGAATCGGCTCCGGACTTCGATGTGGAGCTGTGGTACATCTACCGCATCAAGAATGCGGAGCTCATCCGGGCATTCCTTCCGGAAGAGCTGATTGACAACACCATCAACGAGATCAGGAAGTGCATCCTTGTGGAGACCAAGACTTCCATCACGTTAGATTATAAAGAGGAGGAATAGACATGGCAGAACAGACAAAGACGCTCCGCAGTGAGCACACAAAGGACATGAGCCCTGAAGAGCTTGCGGAGCTTCAGGAGAAGGTCGGACAGATGTCCGAGGAAGAGCTCAAGGCATTCCGCAACAGCATGAATCCGGATGATATGGGATTCTTCGGAGAGGAGAGTGTGGACGATGACAGCACCAAAGATTGAGAAACTCCTCACACCGTACAACTTCACAAATGCGAACAATGTGGGGCGCATCAAGTATATCGTCATCCACTATGTGGGGGCTCTTGGAGGCGCGTGGGCGAACTGCCACTATTATGCTTCCAAGTACCTCGGAGCATCCGCCCACTACTTTGTAGGCTTTGAGGGCGAGATATGGCAGAGCGTTGAGGATGAGGATATTGCATGGCACTGTGGAGCCAAGAGTTACAAGCACGCAGAGTGCAGGAACAGCAACTCTATCGGCATCGAGCTCTGTGTCCGCAACAAGGGCAGTCAGGCAGACACTTCCAAGGACTGGTACTTTGAGGACGCGACCGTGGCATCCGCGATCGAGCTGACACAGTACCTGATGAAGAAGTACAACGTCCCGGCTGATCATGTTATCCGTCACTACGATGTTACCGGAAAGATTTGCCCGAACCCTTACGTCTATAACACAACCAAGCACGTATGGGATGCGTTTAAGAAAGCAATCGCCACGGACGGAGCAGGGACAGAAGATACAAGTAAGATGACAAAGATCACGGGAAAAGCTGTGGCTACGGCAGAACAGATGGCAGCCTACATCAAAGCCAAGAATGCAAAAGTGCCG